CTAAGGTACGTACTTCTTCATTAGTCATATCCATAATTAATGTAGCACTACCATCTTCATGTTCATCTATGCTCTGTACTTTCACTATATAACTCCTCAAATTGTTTTACTCGTGACTTAATTAAAACCATTTCTTCTTCAAGTTGAGATAATTGTTTTAGTATGTCTTCACGTTTATCTTTGTGTTTACCAGCATTACGTTTAGGATTACGAATACTGTCTCTGACTACTTTGTTTCTAGCTTTCATGTGGATATTCATCAATACGATAAATTGAATAGTAGCTATGCACTTTTTCAAAGGCATTTAAAAATTCTTTCATTTGTTTTTTATCTTCCTCTTTATCAAGAGAAAATAAACCTACATGTTTATCATTATCAAGATCACGTTTAAAAGAATAGTATTGCTCTTTAAGTTCTTGAGCTATTGCTTTTGTAAAAGTTTCATGTCCTAATTCTATCTTCATAGTACAACACCTTCTTTCTTGTATTTAATAAGAGCATTTAAATACCATAGAGCTTTTTCTAATTCTTGTACTTCATCATCTTTATTACCGCAACGCATGAGGTATTTATAGATTTGACCGAACAAGTGTGCCTCTACACCTGATTTACCATCAAGCATGTCAACCATGAGTTCCATGTATTGTTTACCTGCTGCTACGTTCTTGTAGTGTTTAGGATTAATAACGGCATCTATGCTTGATTGCACAAAGAAATTTTCATCTAAATAAAATTCTTCTTCTTTAGCTGCTTCATAATCAATTTCTTTATTATAAGCTTTTGCAAAAGTATCAGTCCATGATTTTTCAGGGTAAGGCCATATTTGTTTTTTAGCCCATGCATCATAGAAGTCTGATTTGAATGAATCATCTCGTGGATCTTTTGATTTCCACAGTTGTTGATCATCATCAATGTTCATAAATATACATCTCCATTTTCTGTGATTTTAATATCTTCATAAGGTGCAGCAACACGGCGATAAAACTCTTGTTTAGCACCTTCTAAAGCTCCTACAACATCGTTAATGTATTGGTAGTTTTTACCATTACGATTAAGATATTCATTTGCAATAATTGTAAACAGATAGTTCATTTCACCTGCTGATGTGACGCCTGTATTAAGTACAGCATCAGTAATATAGTTTAAACGATCTCTATCAATACTACGAATGTATGGCATATTAGCCTCCTGAGTATAGTGGTTGGTGTGTAAATCCGTTTTCTTGGAAATACTTTGTTATGCGTACATCATGGGTATCATAATAGTTATCTTCTTCAGAGTTAACATTTTCAAATGATTCATCAAAGAATGGTTCTGATGTAGTTACACCATCACGATAATAACCAATAAAGTCACTTCCTTGTTCGCAGAAAGTAGCTTCAACAGTATAACCTTGTTTAGTTAGGTTATTGTAGAACGCTTCAGGAGGACTCCAAGGTGTATCAAAGGTTAGTTGGATGTAGGTAGTTTCGTCACTTTCTTCAAGAACTACTTCTCTTGCATCCCACTTACATCCCCAGTTATCGATGTTAGATTGATACCAGTCATCACCTTTAGAAGATGGAACGAAGTATTCAAATAAACCGTCTAGGAATGTTTCATCACCATTAAACATTCTATCATGTAGTTCTTTGATTTTGTTTTGTTGTGCATTATTATTTGCAGTGATGATAACGCTGTTTGCTGTCCAGTTAGGCATTGTTATTTCCTGTTTATGTTGATTGGAGATTCATAGGTTAGTGCTGCCCATATAGCTGATAGGCTACCTCCTATAATAATTATTCTGAAGGCTGTTAACCAGTATTCTACTGTTGAGAATACAAATATTAAGCACAACATTAGTGCGAATATTTTTCTGAATTTATAGGGTATCACAGATAGTATTCCTTTACAGCTTCAATAGCATCATTAAGAGTATGATGTACTTCAGTGGCATATTGTGTGATGAATGGATGTTCGAATTGATCTTTATCTATCACAACAATAATGATTTTATTTTTAGTATGTGCATGGGCTATTTCGCATACAGTACCCCACTTTTTACCTGGCAGACTGTCTGATAGATTAGCTAATACAACAGTACTGTAGGCAATATCTTGTAGGTCTGCTTTCCACACACGCCTAGCAGCATTTTTAGTTGTTAGATGGTTACTGTCAACGAAGGATGTTCTTCGAGTTGGATCAAGCGTATCAACACCGAAGTTATTTAGCTCAAAAGAAGCTTCATTTCGCCATCCTGTTGCTTGATACAATGTTAGCCCTTCGATTGGACCAGCAAGATAGGTATGTTCTTTATGCCTTAACATCTATTTCCTTTAAGATAGTTAATTTATTTGCTGTATACCATAGACCACCTTGATTAGCTGGTCGCATGTGTCGTGTGAAATCATCAATTTGTACTTCACACCATACTCTATCTTTTTTGGATAAGTGTGGTGCATCAGGATATGCACAACAGTGCCAACCTGGTCTATGAGCATAACCTTTTGTTGGATGATCTTCAGCATCATAGGTTACGTCTAGAAGAAGTCTTTGTTTACGATTAATAAAGAGTGGTCCGTAAGTACCGTCTTTACGTTTACGAAATAGTTTATATGCTAATACTTTCATAGGGTTTCACTTCAGTATATGCTGCAAAATGATATACGTTATTCATAGCATCTGTGACGTATGAATACATACCATCAAGGTTATGTAGTTTGTAGATTATTTCAGGATTACCTGAGAGTGATTCTACAGGTATTGTTGGATTCTCTGAGAGTGTGAATAGAGAATGTTTAGGTAACTCATATAGTTTCATAATTGGTATGGGCGATGAATATACAAGTTACATTTTTTATTAGAGCAGTTAGTTACTTCTTGAGTACTACCGCCTACACAGTCAATACAGAAGTTACGGATAGCGGTTAATGGAGAGATTGTACGAGCTGCTTTTTTAGCTTCTTCTTTGGCAATCCAGTTAGCTAATGTTTTACCACCTTTAGCATGTGCTTTAGCTTTTTCTTTACGCCATTTTTCAAGAGCAATAACTCCTTTAGCTTGTACTTCAGGATTGATCTGACGTTTTGTTTTGATTTGGGTTACTGGAATTGAGATTGTCTGCATGATATTGAGCCTCTTTGTGTGTTAAATATAGGATTGCATTTTGTAGTGTGATCTCACGACCTGCTACACCATAGTACATACGATCATAACCTTGTTTTGTGAATACAAAATAGTTAATAGGGTTCAGAGATATCATTAATTACCTCTTTAAAGTTTTGTTTACAAGCATTATAGATAGCTGCATTATCTTCGTCAGATAAACTATCAGTAATGTTTAGAAGTGGTTTGTTATCACGATACAAGATTACTTCATATTCGTAACTGTCATTCATGATACCTACCCATGGTTCTGCGGGTTCTACAGTGTATGTTACTACAGTTTCTGTATCTTCATAGTCTGTATAGTCGAAGTCCCATAGGACGTCTGTTTCAAATTGACCTTCGTAGATATCATTCATTGTAACACCTGTAGTATCATGTTGATAGCTTGTACAAGAATTATTTGTTCTTGTGGATGGAGTTCTTCCCAAGGTTTAGTTGGTTTAGGCCACTTTTTACGGATAGCTTCGTAGAATTGTTGGACTTCATTCATGTTGTTTTCATTTGGAAATCAACACATACACCATCTATTTTAATACCTTCACGTTTACCTCTTGCTATTTGTTGTTCTACTTCACGTAGACATTCTTTGTGGTTAGTTGTTTGTGTTTCTGATTGAAGGAATTCACATTTCAAACCTAAACAAACGTATAAAACTACTATGTATATTGTCATATATAAATATTCCATCTTTCACATTGTTTTTTAAGGGAAGGCTTTAGTTTCTTTTTATAACATACTTTTTCTTTAGAACGCATTTTAGCATCAGCTATTAATTTACTTGGCTTATGTGGTTCTACAGGTGATGGTATCAGGATGTACAGTCCTAGACACATACAAATGAATGCTACAAAAAGACTACGAGGCTTAGAGAGCATCAATTAAGGCTAACACTTCAGCAGCATCATCTGAGAGGTATAGTTTATCTTGGATAGCAGTACGTTGTGCATTGATGTCTTCTTGGATTTTTCTTAGGAGTAACAGATAACGATCGTATTCTGCTGTGAATTCTTGTGGATGGAGTTCTTCCCAAGGTTTAGTTGGTTTAGGCCACTTTTTACGGATAGCTTCGTAGAATTGTTGGACTTCATTCATGTTGTTTTCATTTGGAAATCAACACATACACCAT